TCAGTCTTAGTTGCACCTTCTTCAACCTTCATTTCAGTGTCCTCTGAGTAAGAATTAGATGCGATTACATACAACTCACTGTAACCTGTGTTTTTGATAACTGCACATCTTTTCTTCTTGAATTGCTTTTGAACTTTCTCGATCTTGCTCTGGTCCCAGATACCTAGGTAGCGAAGATAGTGAGCAAATCCTCTGCCTGGGCATATTCTGATACCAAGAACGTTTGACCCTGGATTTGTCTCTCTGATTATTTCTAGTAATCTGTTAGTCATATCAGAGTTAGCATTGTGCACAGTCTTGAAGTGACGACCTTTGTGTCTGATAACAGTATTGTAGTGACCATAGTCAGGATACATTCCTGTATCTACACCGTATGATCTACCTTGTCTGGTTGTAGGTAGGCACTGTGACTCTCCATCTGTAAGTACGATCAAGTGGCACTTCTCTACATTGTGCTGTGACTTCCACTTACCTAGGTAGGACTGCATAACAACTAATGCTTCGTTGAGTGGTGTACCACCAAGACCCATGAATGTAGGTGGTTTTGGTTCTACTCTATTCCAGTGACATCTTGATCTGTAATAGTTTGCAACTCTGTAAAGTAATTTGCAGTGATGATTGAATGTCTTTTGATTAGCATCAGATGTAAGTAAGTTACCGTATCTGAATCTTCTATCAAGGAAGAACTCGTCTTCGTTGCGTGATGAAATATTAGACTTTCCACCACCATCATCATAGTATGGGTCCATGTGATCTTGTCCTGCATGTAAGAGACATAAACCACCATCAACAACGAATGAGTATACATCAAATGGGATACCTACTTTCTTACAGAACTGACATAGGTTGATGATCTGTAAGATTGTCTCGTAGATCTCTCCTGCCATAGAACCTGACCAGTCAACTAGGAATACAAGACCGTGGTTCTTACCGTCAGGTGTACGAGTTACCTTCTTGAATACATCATCATTGAATTTGTATGTGTGTAACTTAGCAGTATCAAGAACACCTGTCTTAGCAACTGATGCACGAGCATATGCTGATGCTGCTTTCTTACACTCAAACTCTTTGACCATGTAGTTGACGTCCTTAGATGTTTGCTTACAGAACTCAACAAACTTTCTGTCAACTTCTATGAATGGGTCTACTTCTCCTCTCTCCTTTGCAGGAGCACTCTCGAACATTTCCCAATCTCTCTCTGCTACTTTCCAGATCAAATTTGCAGGAACAATGATTTCCTCATGGTTAACTTGCTTTGGAAATGTTGCATACTTGACTTCGGTTGCTGCTCTGTCTGCTAGACCTGATGCTGCTTCGTCGAATGATTCTTGTGTTGTTACAGTCTCAATGCTAGGACGACCATAACCTTGGTTAGTGTTCTCTCCATGCTTGTTAGAAGGTTGCATCTGGTTGTCTGGTGTGTCAACGTCAGGTTGGAAAGAGTTCTTAGGTTGTTCAACTTCCTGAGACTCACTCTTACCTTCTGATAGATCTTCTCCTTGGGGGAAGTCAGGATACTCTCTTTCTCCTGTATTTGTTTCTCCTTGTCCACCACCTTGTGTAGGAACCTGTGCAACCACCTGTTGCTGTTGCTGTTGCTCTTCTTCTTGCTTTTGTTCTTCTGCTTCCTGTGCTTTCATGTAGTCATAAATTGCCTTAGCAGCATCTATTGCGTCCTGGAATGTCTCTGAACGTCCCACAGCGTCTCTGAGAGGTGTCTCAGCAGGAGAAAAAGGCATCATTGCGTATGCACCTATCTTGAAGTGTAGGTTTACTCTGTCTATTAATGTCAACTCATTAAGATCTGTGTCCTCTACTGAGAAGAAATCATCTTCATGTAGTTCTGAGTATCCACCATGGAAGTCTTTTGAGATTCCTGGATACTTACGCTTCATCAACTTCTCAATACGAGCATCTTCTGTAACGTTGATGTAACCAAGTGGACATGGTGCGTTTGTAAATACATCTTTGTCATTAGGTGTGTATAGTGCATGACCTACTTCGTGACCTACAAGCATGTTGTATACAACGTCACTTGCTTTGGTCCACATTGGAAGTGTCAATACTCTCTTATCTACATCGAATGATGCTGTTGGTACTTGCTTATGTTCTACAACTAAGTTCTCTGTTGCAAGTAATCTTGCTAGTGAACCTTTGATTTCGATGTTTGTCATGTCTAACTCGTTTGTATATACACATTATTACACGAAAACCGCCCCTTGGGACGGTTGAGTAGACACTTTGTCAACTGGTTGCGTCGCTTTCTTGCTTGACGCAATGCTTGCGGTTTCAAGTGTCGCTTCCTATCTTTCTTAGAATGGTGTTGCCAGTTAGGTATTTTCATATTGCTCCAAGTTACATTCTACTAGGATTTCTCCTTCGTGTTCCTCTTTCTTTGGTTGTCCTATCTTTGCCAAGATCTCAGCAGGAATCTTTTTCTTTGTAATGTCATAAGGTATAGGTGCATTTGCTACACATACTCTTATGCATTCCCATTGTTCGTCAGTAAAGAAGTTATTATGATACATTATCTTCTTACCACAACAGTGTCAGGTTCTTCATCATCATCCTCTGGTTTAAATACAAGTAACTCATCACCTGTTTGTACGTCTTTCATTTCTGGATGTACATTTCTTACAGGTTTATTGACTGCCTCAATCGTGGTTCTCATCATCATGAACATGAACATTGCACTACTTCCTGCTACTATGGCAAAAAGTAAGAAATAGATCCCCACGGTCAGGTCATTCATTTTCTATTCTCGTATTGGTAGATTAAAAGTACTCCAAGTGTGACCCAGAATACTACTTCAAGTCCATAATTAGTCATCGTGATCATCCCAAGGGTCTGTTAGATCTTTGTTTGCAAAGAATCCTTTGTATATACCAAATCCTGCTAACAGTACAGTAATGACTGCTATTGAAATACCAAATGTGATATTAGGATTAGCATTATAGTGTGGGATTATTGCGTTGCATTTACTCCACGTCCCAGGGAGTGTGTAAACATTAGGGCAACTTGCTAGAAACATAAATTTTAGATACTAACTCCATTATACAGGAGACTATGCGTTTGTCAAATGTAAATTTGAGAAATCGCCATCTTTCTTAAACTCAACCGTCTTATCAAAGCGGTCAATTAGGACTTCACCTTTGTGTGAAATCACAAACAAATTAGTTTTGTCTAACTTATTCTTTAATATCTTCATCAGTTCATCAGTGGCAGATTGATCTAGTGATGAGTCAAACACTTCATCAAGAATGAGTAGGTTAGTTGCCACACTATTTTTAAGTTGTGCAACTTCTCTCCATGTAAACAGTAGTGCTAGGTCAATCTTTTGCTTTTCACCCTCAGAGAATGAGGAGTATGTAAAGTCATCACGAAATCTGGATAGGATCTTCTCTGTAAAATTATCATCTAGTGTAAAGTTTACAAAGAAATCCATGCTGTGCAGATATTTATTAATTCTAGCATTGATAAGTGGTATAAACTTAGCAATTATCTTTGTTTTGATACCACTGTCCTTCAATAACTCACCTACAATACCAAGATAGTTTGCTTGTGTATTGACTTTGGCACAGTCATCTTTCTTATCTTCTAGGTTCTTCTGGATAGTAACTAATGCTTGTCTCTCTTGCTCTAAGTTTGTAGTATCACTACCAACCTCAGTTAGTATATCAGTATTTTCTTTAAGTAATTTAGTTTCCTCATGTGTCAATGCCTGTATCTCATACCTGTAACCATTGATCTCTTCTGATTTCTTCCTAAGATCTTTGACTGTGGTCGCAAGTTTTTTAATTTCATCAGTAATTTGTTTAGATCCTGCTGCTAATTCAGTTCCTTTTTCTGCAAGATACTTTATCTTTGCTTCTTTAAACTGTTCAGTAATCTCTTGGGTACATGTAGGGCATGTGTGATTGTTCTCAAAGAAATCCATTTCTCTACGAGAGTTATCAAATTTAGATTTGATCTTAGTACGCATCTCTTTAAACTTCTCGTGCCTATCTACTGCCTTGTCTAGTTCTAATATCTGTGGTTCTAACTTGTCACACTTCTTATCTAGTTCTTTGATTCTAGATTTAATTTCTATACAACGTTGTTCATTTTGATCAAACTTCTTCTGTTTCTTTTCCATCAGAGAAGTGTCAACCTTTTCTAAGTTCTCTATATTACGGAGTTGCATTTCAACTTTCTGTTGTGCAATATCCATTTCATATTCACATGTCCTCTGCTCGTCCTTGATCTCTTTGACTCTCTCTTTTAATAGTACATTCATCTGAGAGAATATTTGTATGTCTAGTATATCTTCTATAACTTCTCTTCTATTAGGTCCTGTCAACTGCATGAAAGGCACAAACGTACTGCTACCAAGTATGACTACCTGTGTAAATGATTTGAAATTAAGTTTGAGTACAGACTGTTCTAAGTATTTCTGATCATCAGCAACAGATGCATTTGCATCGTAGAGTTCTCCGTTGCGATAGATCTCAAACTTAGAGGGTTTCATACCTCTGATAACTTTATATTCAATACTACCAATATTAAATTCTATCTCTACTACACATTCCTTTTCGTTAACTGTATTGATTAATTGTGTCTTACTAATCTTTCTAAATGGTTTTGCAAATAGACCAAAACAAAGAGCATCAAGAAGTGTACTCTTGCCTGCTCCATTATTACCTACAATTAATGTAGACGCAGTATCATTTAGATTGATTTCAGTAAACTGCTGACCAGTGGACAACAGATTCTTCCATCTAATCTTTTCAAAAACAATCATTTAGTCTAATTCACTTGGGGGATAAACAATATCAGTTGGTTTAATTACTGTATAGACATAACCAAATGACGCACAGTTATCTTTTACCTGTTGCTCGTCACATGGTGTAATTATTAATTCTCTATCATAATCTGCTGCGATAAGATACTCGTGATATCTGACAGCATCGTCTTCTTCTTGGAAGAGTTGAACAACACGTTCTACTGTGGTGTCATCCTTTACAGCATACACCCCTCCGCTTGCTTTGTCAACTAATACAAACATTAAACTCTTTGTGCTTCTACATATAAAGATTTAAGTATACCAAAGACTTCATCCTTATGATCGACCTCTGCAACACATTTGTTGAGAATGGATAAAGTGTCCTCTGTTTCTATCGTCTCGTCTATTTCATCCAATACCATAAAGGTATCTTCTATAATCTTTAAGTCGGCAGGATTTGATTGCAAGATCATGGATAGTTTACTATCAAACATTTTCTGATCTTCTTTCTTTTCGACAATCAGTTTTACATAAGTGCCATTCAGAGACTGATAATCAATAGGAGCAGTTTCACTATCCCTATAATAGATCTTATTGAACATATTATTAGGGTTCTTTATGAAAGTCAGTTTCTTTGTCTTAGTATTTAGAATATGAAATCCTCTATCTGTACCGAAGTCATTCCAGTATAGTTGATAGGGGTTACCAAGGTATGTAATATTACCCTTGCATGACCTGTGATGGTAATGACCTGAGCATACTACATCAAACTTCTTAAAAGGAGCAGGATCATCACCATGATCCATAGTATATCCTGGGATAGGATCAAACTGACTGAGTTCCAGATGTCCTAGACATACTGTACTCTTGGTATCTTCTATTATCTTTCTCCACTTGTGTGTGTTTTCCTCACACCTCCAAGGGAGCATCAATATATCAAGACCACCTATGTTTATATCCTTTGGTTCGTCTACTATTTCTATATTAGGATAGTCTTCTAGTAGTAACTGAGGACTATTGACCTTCAATGTATTCTTAAAATAGATATCATGGTTACCCACAATCATCCACATCTTAATACCACGTTCCCTAATAGGGTCAAACCACATTTCCTTAGCAGCATCTAGTGATGAGAAATTTATAGTCTTACGTCTATCGAAAGTGTCGCCAAGATTTACAATATGAGTTACCTTGTTCTTATCAATATAAGGTAATACAGTGTCTTTGTAAAACTTACGATACTGTTCAATGTATGCAGGACTATCATTCCTTACACCAAAGTGTTGATCAGTTATCAGAAGCAGTTTCATAGAGTCGCTCGAATTTTTCAAGTAATACACCATAATGTTTAAACATCCGATCACCAGCAATGTAGTTTCGTTGACGTTTATGTAAAGCATCACAAATTAATTTGTAGTCTGCTTTGGTAAAATCAAATTCATCAGCGAACATGACTTTAAGTTGAGAGAGAATTCCCATCAGTTGTATCGTGTGTTTGTTTCGACTCTGGACTTGATATAGTTCAAGTCTGCTATGTTATCTAGGTCATCTGAGTGGAAGACTTCTTCGTAACCTTTGCGTTCCAGAATCTTTTCTCGTATTGCTTGTTGTCGTTTTTCTTTTGCAATACGTCTTAAATATGCATAATAAACGATCTGCGTAAAATACGCGAATGGGTTGGAGGATTTGTCGGGGTCAAAGTTATGAATGTATTGAATACAATTTTCAATACCGTCTCCGATCATGTCCTCTCTATACATGTAGTTTATAAAGTTAGGTCTATATGATAGATGAGTTGCTATTTTTAAAAAGCAGTCGCCAATATAGTTTGAAACTCTTGGTTTACCGAGTCCTTTCTCAGTTGCCTCAGCACATTCAGCGCGATACACGACTAATGCTGCTAGAAACTTCTTGTTATCTACATAATGTTCTTTTTTCTTGGTAGATTTGCGGGGCATAATATCCGTTCGGATGTACTTATATTAACAAAAAAACACAGAAAACGCAACTAGCTTGACAAGTTGTTAATTTCTGTGTACACTCAACACTGTGAGGGTTGGAAGGGATATTCTATTGATTTATATCTGGTAACTTAGGGTTCTTATAGATTCTTTCTAAAAGTTGTCGGGCATTGTCTACTGTATCTAATAATCCCATAGAACTATTCATGGGTACTTCCCTTTCTTTCTCAGGTAGTCCTTGAATTTCTTTTCTGACCCACCTCTTGTACATCATAATTGATGAAGGAGACATTGGTGCTATCG